ATTAAATCCCAAGCCTTATTGTGAGCATTAAGAGAAATAATAAATCTTTGGATTTCTTCTACATCATCATCTAACCAATCTATTATACTACAAGGAACTTCTTTAACTCCGTGTAATTTTAAAGCAGAAACCCTATGTTGTCCCTCTGCAGCCCAATAAAAATTATCTTCAGGAATTACTTTAATCGTATCTGCAAATCCATAAGTGTCTATTAAATCATACATCTTTTGTATGTGTGATTCATAAGTACCCCTATTACCTTTAATAAACTTTATTTTACTAATAGGTATCATTTCAACTCTTGCTATTTTAATTTGATTATTCATAATTATTGTATTTATTCTTTGTGCTTACTCTATTAGGTTTTCATCTTCCCCTATTTTTTCCAAAGATATAAACTTTTTATTAACTACCAAATAAATTTATAATATTCCTCTCATTACATATTGGTCTAAATCGTTTTCTTCTTGAAAGAAGTACTTATAGTTATCTACTGCTTGTCTGAATTTGTTTTCGCCTCTTGCTAAAAACTCATCACTTACATCAAAGATTCCTATATCTGTACTTGCTTTGTCAATTACTAAAAAGGTAAACTTATCCTTCTTAAACAATTTTAAGTACAACCACGCTTGTAAATCATATCCGTACTTGTCTGCACTATACCGAAAGGTATTAAGGTCAGCAGAGGTCTTTAAATCAATTAAGGTATTTCCTTTAATTATATCTGCTTTACCTCTAAAAGCTAATCCTTCTATCATTTCTATTGCAGGTACTTCAAACTCTGATTTAGTTAATAGTTTGAGTGCTGCTTCATTTCTTAATACTGCATCTGCTAATCTTTCTGCTGCACTTCTTTCTTTTGCAAGAAACACCTCTCCATACTTTGCTTTAGCATCTTTGTACTTGTTAGTGTTCTTTGTGGAAGCATCTACAAAATGTAACTTGTCTACTTTGTGAGGTTCAAGTATCATCCAATGTACTAACTTACCTGCTGCTAATGCAGGACTATCTCCGTTAGGGTCTCCATACTTTAGAATGTTTCTGTAAGTCTTTGGACTCTTTAAGAGTGTTTTAAGAGATGAACTACTTAATGCGTGTTTACCAAGATGACCATAGTAAAATTCGTCATCATACATCTGTGTGAGGATTTCTTCTTTACCCCAATGTTCTCCGTTTAATAGTGTTATCATAATCTTGTTATTTCTGTTTGTTCTTCTTTTCTTCTGTTCAGTTCTTGCTGACACCTGTCAACGTAACCATCAAGAAATTCGTGAGTATTTATAACTCTTTGTAGTTCGTGGTCTGTCATAGACCTGTAATAAAGTTCTTCGTATGTCATAATATTGTTTTTGTAAATATAAACAATTATTTAACATCTTCCTCTTTTGGGAATACTTTTTTTTCTAATTGTTCTAATCTGTTTAGTGCAACTACCAACGCTTGTTGTGTAAGTTTTAAATCGTGTTGCATCTTTACCAATGTAGATTCTTTCATTTGTTTAGTTTTTTAATCTTCTCTAAATACAGTATGAAATCCATAGCTTCTTCCTGTGCGTGTTGTACCCACTTATAAAAACCATCAGGAGAATCGTGTAGGGTAGTTCCGTATTTAGTTATACCATCCCTACTTCTTGCTCTCATCTTTTGTATTACGCTTTCTACTATTGGGTCTTTAGGTAAATGATTATATCCTGTTGAATCTGCTGTCCAACCTTCTTCTTGCATCTGTATCCACTTTCTTAAACTATCACTCATATCTATCTTTATATGTTTTTACTATCATTGCTTCCATCAACCTCAACACACCATATCCAAGTATAATCTTAAATACCAACATCTAATTTAGTTTGAAGTTTTTCTATCTCTTGTTCTAACTCTTCTATCTTTTTTTCTGCAAGTCTTGCTCTTTCTACTGCACGTATCTTATCACTACGGTATTCACTTAATGACTGTTCGTATAACCTTTCGTTTGTTATAAGATTGTGTACATAGAATCCTACATCCTGCCAACAAAAATACATTTCATTAATAGCTTTGTTTTCAGGTTTTGCTTTTCTTGATTTTACGATATACTCTCCAACTAAATTAAAATTAGCGTAGTATTCTCCTTCTTTTATATTGTTCAGTTTCTTGTTCATTAGAATTTACATTTAGTGCAATTAAAGTGTTCTCCTATTTTATTGATGTAAGTTATAAAATTTTTTGGTTCTGTAAAATAAGTCCAATCTCCTTTATAGTATCTTGCAGTTACAGTACACTCTTCTAATGGTATGTTAGTGTTGTCATCTTGATATTGATGTTCTACCTTTAAAGCTATACCACCTTCTCCCCATCTGTCTATGATTCTTTCAAGTATTAACTTCTGTCCTGTAGGTATCTTATTGTACTTACGCTTTACTTCTCCAAGTATCAGTACTTTGTTGTCAAATTCTAAAACAAAGTCTATATCACTTGGGTGCATCTTACCATTTTGCACACCTGTAAAGTCTATTACTTGTTTAACTTGGTTTCTATTTCTTATTAAACTCATAAATACTGATTATAAACTGCTTGTAAGTCTTTCCATACTACCTTACCAAAACTACAAGGAGTACATTCTACTTTAGTTTTAAATATCCTTTCGTATATGTTTTTATACGTTTCTTGCTCTTCGGGCGTCCACTTATTCTTTTTAGTGTCTACTGCCATTTTAATTAAATCAAACTCCTGCTCTGTTAAACATTCAGGTTTCTTGTATCTAAACACTTGATTTAATTTTTCTTTTCTTTCTTCACATCCACAGCTTTTTTCTAACTTTTGAAATACAGTATCTACTGCTTTCTTTATACCTGTTGCTTTAGTTATTTTCTCAACTGTGTCTCCAAGTCCTTCACTCGCTTGTGCGTGTTTAGCCTTCCATTCTCGATACTCACGAGTGCGTTTGTCTCCTTTAAATTCTGTCATAATCTTTATTTTTATAATCTTCCCAATCTTCTTTAAACTTATCTTTTATTTCTTCTTTAGCGTGTTTTAATGAATTAAATATACTTACCCAACTAATATTAGTTTCTGCTGCTATACCTCTTATACTTAAATCTGAATCTCTGTAAAGAGAAAACAATTTCTTTTCGTACCATCTCCAACCTTCTATGTGTTCATCTATCATAGTACAGATTTTATGAAATGCTACTTGTTCATCCATTTGCGAATCGTGTGGAATTTGGATGGTAAATTCATCATCATCGATAGAAACTTTAGTAATTTTTCTTTTACTATTATAATATTGGTAATAGAGAGAACGAAGAGTAAAATACAAATACCCACGACTAACGACACCATTTCTAATAACTTTATCTTCGTTCGCATACTTATAAATTGTTAGATACATTTCCTGTACCAAGTCCTCACAGTAATCGTACTCTCCAAAACTTTTAACAATGGCTACCCATTCTTTGTGCCTTTCAGCTACTTTTGCGAGCCATTCAGTTGGTTTATCCATATCACATTAATACTAATTATACCCAACAAACATTGCAGGGTAATTTCATCTTCTTGTTCGTATTGTTCTTTGTGATATAAAAAGCCAAACATTATTCCTTTAATAGGACTTATTATAATCTCTGCACTCTTAAATTGACCTATAATCAAAAAAGTAAATGCTACTACCAATAAAAGTCCTATTACTATCATACGTTTAATTTTTGTATTTTATTTTCATTGTGTATTAAATCTCTTCCCATATATTCAAATCCTACATTATTAACTTTCATACGTAATTGTATAGGTTGTTCGAATGTAGTAGGTCTTGAACCTGTTTCGTTTTCTTTTATTTTTAAAACGTGAATATGACTGTACATCCAATCAGTAGGATGCTGTACGTATCTATGAATACACCAAATATCGTCAGCACGTGAACTTATTTTAGAACCGCCTTCTGCATCACTCATAGCTAATGGTCTTGTCAAACCTTCGTATTCGTGTCCTGAATGATGTACTTGTCTTAAAGCAGAGGTTACACCGTGTGCATTTACACAAACTTGTACGTTATTCTTTTTAGTAAATATTCTTAACTCTGTCAATACTTGGTAATCGTATTCGTGTGCGTTCCCTACCATCTTTAATATAGAAGCGTCCTTTGCTAAAGAATTATAAGGGTCTATTAATAAACCATCATAGTTCCAAGCATCTTTTATTTGTTGCGCTTCTTTTAATAAACTCTTGTAAGTGTACATATCTTCTACATCTATAATCTTAAAATGTTCGTTTGACCATTCTACTGCTTTACTAATTAATTCATCAGTTGCTTCCTGTATTGGTTTACCCATTCTAAACTCTATAATCTTTCTTAATATAGATTCAGGACTGTTTTCACTTGACCAAACAACAAACTTCAATCCGTGTAGCTTTGCCCATAATACGTAAAAATAAATTAGGGTTGTAGTCTTACCTACGTTTGCGTGTCCTATTGCTATCAAGAGATTCTTTTTAAATCTAATATGTTCATCTATTTCAGGAACGCCAATCTTTAAACCTTCCTTTACTCTTCCGTACTTTATATCTAATATCTTGTCTTGTAGTTTCTTTGCTTGTGCTATCATATACTTTGTGGTAATCTATTATACTTTTTTTCCATTCCTATTGTTTGTGCTTCTTCTTTTTCTATGTAATATCCTACGATTGGATTAACTTTGTAGTTCCAAAAATCAATAGGCATTTCTTCTCCATCTTTTAGTTTTCTCATAAAGGTATAAAAAAAGGGGGTAAAAACCCCCTCTTAAATTAAAATGGTAAATCTGCTGTTTCTTCTCTTGCAGGGTTTTGGTCAGTGTTGTTAACGTTTCCTATTGTTGCTGCAATCTTCCAACCATTTATACTTGTGTAGTATTTACCGTTGTACTCTTTGCCTCGTAGATTTATACTAACCGTAACAGGGTTGCCTACTTGAAAGTTGTTAATTCCTTTTATAGATTCTCCCATAAAGTCAATAGCTAAATCTTGTGGGTATTTCTCGGCAGTTGTTACAACGATAGTTCTTTTTGACCACTCGTTACCTGCTTTAGAAGTTCCTGACTCAACGTCTTGAATAAGTTTGATGTTTCCTGTAATTTCCATATTTCTACTTTTATTGATTGATTATTATATTTAGTTGTGTAATATACTTTTTTTATTCTACAATTTTGCAAGTTCATCCTGTACTTTTTTAGATACCTTGTACTTGCTTTTAATAGCTTCTACGCTACCTCCACCTTTTATAAATTCTATTGCTTTACTAAATTCAGGTGTGTTTTGGTTTAACCATTTCTTATCTTCAGTTACACCACTTGCTACATTTGCATCATCATCTACAGCTTGTAAACCAAGAAGTGAAGCTAAAGTATATCTTCTATAATATGTAATAGCAGAACCTAACTTTTGTGGGTCATTTATTTCAGGTAATTTTAACCAAGCCATATCACTTGTTTCTGATTCTACACACTTTAAAATAGTAAATACTTTCTTACCTCTTGTAGGTTGTGAGAGTAATACTTTGTGTTTTTTTAACAAAGGGTTTAGTTGATTAATTAGTGAGTTAATATCAAAATACTTTGACTTGTAAAAAGGATTACTTGCGTCCTTACTAATTGCTCCTATTTCTTGTTGTAATAAGAACATCTTCTTGTGAATGTTTGTTTCTTTGTTCATTACTTTGTGATTGAAATTAATTGTTTTTTTGCTTGTTCAAGCATTTCATTTTTCTTTTCTAATTCGTATTGCAGTTCTAAAGTCTTACCATAGAGTTCTGCTTTTGTAAATTGTTCCATATCGGTAAAGTTACAAAAAAATGTTTATAAAACAAAAGAGGATGCAAAATTAATTACACCCCCTTTTAACAAAGAACAATATACAAGAATTATCAAGTAAGTTTTTTCACTCGTTCACTATAGTCAGCAATCATTTCTTCTAACTCGATATTTGTAAATTTACGTAGTTCCCTACTTTCTTCAAGTAGCTTTTTAGACAAGTTATTACCAAGATATAAACTATACTTATATTGCTCACCTGCTCTATATACATTACAAGCTACACATTGAGGTTTAACATTTCTTTCATCCCAACGTATAGAATAATGCTTTCTACTCATAAAATGCCCTGCTTGGATTTCTTTCCAAAAGAACGTCTTATTGCAAGTAACACAAGTACAATATCCATTGTTGTCCGCATTGCTTAATCTTATATACTGACTAAATACCGTATCAAGTTTTTTAACGAGTTTACTCCTTGTAGGTTTTTTAGCAGTTTTAGGCATTGTCTTACGAATCAAGATGGTTTAATAACAGTTTACCATCTGTTTCATTAAAGCCTTTTATTAATTTATATAAATACTTACTGTCTGATTTAACTTTATTTTTTTCTGTTTTAGTACTGTCTATACCTAAATTAGTATATGATATTGAATCCATTTCTAATATTGCATCTGTTCTATCTTTTACAGATAATTGAAAATCTTTTGCAATTTTTTCTGCTAATTTTCTAATAGTTAAATCTTCCATTTATTTATATATATATTAAAGTTAGTAATTAATTACATTCCCACTAACCCACCAAAGTTACAATCTTTTTTTTTAAGATGTAAACTTTTTTAAAGGTAAGTTTTTAACAATTTATTTATGTAGTTTGTTTCCAAACACTTTTTCTACTCCACGACTACCAAAGTAACCGCCTATCACAACACTTAAAAGCCCTGTAATACTTGTTAGTTCTAAACCATAAAACCACCCTATAACGTATGCTATTGAAAAAAATGCAAGTGTAAGAGGTCTTACATTACTTGCTAACCAACTACCTGAACGAACATCTGCAACCCATCTACGAGTTACTCCATCTATCTCTGCTCTTTCTAATTCAAGTTTCTTTAATGCTACGGACTTATCCTCTTCGGACATATCAGAACCGCCTATAATGGCTTGTATAACGTTTCCTGCTAAAGTATCACCTGCTACAGCTTCTACTACATTAGGTATCTTATTAAGTAAGAATTGACCTACCTGTGTATCTTTAAACTTTTTTTTGTCAGCCATATCGTACTACCAACAGTATTAGTAAGTCCAAACGCTGTTAGGTTTAGAGTCATCTGTATCACAGTGGATAAAGGTTTTTGCAACTCCAATCCTACGGAATCCTGCTTTAATAAGTGAAGCGAGTATAATGTATCTTTCACTTCCACTTGACACAGAAATATCTGCTGCGACTCCGATAAGGTGTGATGAATTTGGTACTCCACCGACTTGTTCGTTATGCTCTTTTGTTCTATAACCTGAAGTGATTTTGAATGGGATACCTGCAATCTCTCGTGCCTCTTCAAGTTTAGCAAGAAAATTAGAGTCCATATTAACACCACTACCTTTGTGGCTTGGACAGTCAAACTCATCTAAAGTAAAGTACTTCATTTTTTTAACTTACTAATCTCTTCTTTTAGTTCTTTAAATTTATCTTCTAAAGCATCAGGAATACCATCCTTGTCTTTATCAGTAAATAATCCGTAAACAGTTAACCCCATCATAATAGCTGTGGCAAACATTAAAATAGTAATAATAATAATAAGTGTGTTCATTTTATCTCTTTTTATCTCTTTGTAAATACTCAAGGTCTTTCATAAAGTCTCTCATCTCTAAAGTAATAGTTCTTACTTCAGCTTCAAGTTGTCTTTGATTCTTCCAAGTGTATTCCTTTTCGTTGTATTTAAGTTTAGCTACGTCAGAAGCATTAGTTTCTATCTTGGCACTTAATGTATAATAAGAACCTATAATAGAAGCAAACATTGCAGCTATCGTAATAATCTGTGTGATGCTGATTGAAACATCAGCCTTTCCGTCTCCGTCTATATCAATTTTTGCCATTTAGTTTCTTTGTTATTTGTATTATTGTGTACCCTATTGCTAATAATAAAGATATCGTTTGAAGATAGGGATTAATCTCTGTTATTGATATTGCTAATGCTATTGCGTTGAATCCGTATATCTTCAATTGTTCCATTGTTTATGCTATTGCTAAATAGATGTGTGTACTACCCGATTGATTTGTGTCGCTTCTATTGTCAGTTAAAGTAAATCCATTTGTTTCAAATTCAAAACTACTTTGGACTGATTCAGCATCAGAAGTATTTGCTTTTAAAATTGTGTCATCTCCGCGTACAGTATCATATATCCTCCAAGATTCAGATGAACCGTCAACATTCTTAATCATTACCCATCTTGGAGCAAATCCCACATTAATAGTTTGAGGAGTCGCTCCTGTCCCTGTATAACTCCCCACCTTCTGATACCCATCTACTGAATGGAAGCAGTAGGCGATTACATCACCTGCACCACCTAAAGCAGAATTCCAACTGTTGTCAAATGTAGTTGATGTGGGTAATGACATTGTTCCATCTGATGCATTAAATTGTGCTAAAACACCTGTATCAAATTCTAAATAATCGTAAGGATTGTTGTTTAAGAAAAAAGGTCTAATTCTCCAATTTCCTGTAGAATCTGTTCTTTTTGATATTATTAATTCAGGAGCAGAAGAAAGTCCGTGCCCAACAGAAATGTTTCCTGCACTTGATAAAGTACCTGTATAACTAACAATACTAAACCCTGAAGCTGTATTGGCAGAAATACTTTTTGCAGCTATTGTTCCTGCTAAAGCTGTAGTTGAGTCAGCTCCATCTATTTTAACACTACCTGCTGTAGGCACATTACCTGCTCCCGCTGTGTTTGTAGCTGTTGGAGCACCTGCTGCTTTCCAACACCAAGCGACTAAATCCTCTCCACTTTTATTAACTAAATTATTTACGTTACCATCTGAACGTGGTTCAACAGTAAAGCCATTAGAATCAAAAGAGGTCATAGGAGCGGCAATAGTCCACCCTTCTGCATTTGTGGTATTTGAAGATAAAACTTTGCTTGTTCCTGCACCTCTAACAGAATCAAATATAGCGTGTTCAAAATTAGCATTGTCTCTTGACTTTATCCAAACAAAATCAGGTTGGAAGTCAAGCGAAGAAATTGATTGAGTACCTGCATTTCCTGTATAAGTAACAGGGGAAAAATGGTCTGTACCTGTTATAGCTGCTGCTGCAGAAGAGGCTACAATACCTCCTGTTGTAAAGAATTTTTTATTAAAACTCATTAGTCAAGGTTTGGTAAAGAATAAGAAACTACCGCTGCTTTAGTTGTTTTAGCGTTAATCTCTGCTTCTTTAGTTCCACATTCAGTTCTTAATGCTGCTCTATCGTCTAAAATAGATTGAGGTGTTGCTGTTCCACCCTCTGCCTCTCTTACAATATACCAATCTGTTTCAGATAGTTTTCTATTGTAGATAGCTTTTAGGTTTGCAATCTTTGCCTCTTTAAGTTCAGCTACTGTTTGTGTCCAAGTCTTATTTATTACAGGGTAGGTAAAAGTACTACTATCTGCGTCCCATTCAAGGTCTCCTAACTTTTGAGTTGCTGAATCGTAATCAGGTGTTACTACATCGTAGAATCCTGCAGCCTCCCATTCAGTAGAAGATAGTAAGTCAAACCCACCAATAACATTACCCCACGCTTTAGGAATGGTAGTGTATCTTTTTATTGCTCCGTTTATTTGTATTGCTTTCATATCTTTCTATTATACTGTTGTGCTTGAAGTAAATGGTGCTACTGCATAGTGATAAACTTTTGCACCTGCTGAATCATCTGTACAGATAATTTGTATTACGTTATTTGTAGTGCCATCGTAATTTGTGCTTCCTACTTTGTTAAATGTGCTGCCTGTTTCTGCTAAAGTAATAGCGTAGTTTCCATCTAAAATAATATCTACCACTTGACCTTGTTGAGCATTACTCATTGTCAAAGTTGCTGCTGCATTTGCAGTTGCTGTAAAAGTTGCTGCTGAATCAAAGTTAATTGCAAAAGATGAACCTGTTCCTAAAGCTGATAAAGCTGTGTAAGAATTAGAAAGCTGTGCGTGGTCTATACCATTGTCAGAAACACTTACTGTTACATCTCCTGTTGCGGAATCTACTTCTAATCCTGTGCCACCTATAATACTTCCTACATCTCCTGCATCGTCTGAATAAAGTTCTGTAAAGTTAGCTTCTACTTTAGTAAACGCTGCAAAGAGAGTATCCCCATTTCCTGCATCTTGCGTTCCTATTGTTATGTTTTGTTGTGCCATATCTTAAATTTGTGTTTGGTCTGTTCTATAAGTTGTGGTATCTGTTGTTAAAGGTGTACCTGAAATATTTGTTAAATCAACTGTTAAAGCAAATGTTCCCCAACAAGCAGGTGCAGATATATCAGGAACAGCATTAGTTGACCAAGCAGTATCTGCTCCCCAACCAATATTGTCTATCATATCACAATAAATCTTACCCCAATTTATGTTATTTGCCATATTTAATACAATTACTTTTTTTTGTTTTTGTTATATAAGCTAAATACTGTTTTAACTTATTTACATTCTCTTGTTTTGGTTTATATCTTACAGTACCCATCCTTCAAAACTTGCATCTTTATCAGGGTACACATCATCATTACTATTTGTGTAGTATTCAGGAAACTTTGAACTTGCATTAAAACTCATATAATCTACGAATCTATCAGTATAATACTGTGCTACGTTTCTTTCTTTTTCTATTAAGAAATCTATTTCGTTTTTTTCTACGTTTGTAGCGTTTTCTGAACTGTGCTTAAATACGCCTTTATTAGCGATTGTATAAGCTGCAAAGGGTAAGTACTCAACTAATGCCCAATGTATCAGCATAGGCTTTATATGGTCGTTTACAAGTGCTAAATAGTCTCCTGCTAAACTACTTCCCTCTATATCAGCTTGAATCTTGTTATAAAGGTCAGTTCCTAAATAGTTTTGGATATGTATATCCTGTGCTATTTTAATATATTGTAAGAACTTGTCAGTATCTACGTTTCCGTTTAAAGAACTAAACTTTACTAAATCTTTTCTTGTTATGAATAGTGCGTCTGCCATTTCTTACTTATTTACAAATCCTTGATTAGGCATATCCTTTGGTCGCTTTGCAACTTTAGGGTCGTTAGTTTCAGGAGTAAATCCTTCTTTCTTTGCCTTGTTTACACTTATCTCTGCATTAGGGTTGGTAGCATCAGGTTTAACATCTACTGCCATATATGTTTTTCTCATCCAAAAATGATGACAAGCACCTCCACCTTTATATAACCAAATATCATAAGTATCAGCACCGTTTAATCCCCATCCTGCATTAACTGCTCTTGTACTCATCTGCATTATATCCTCTTTACGGTATATCTTTTTAGCAGATACCATCTTTTTACAAAACTCTCTTGAGTTAGATTGTGTTCTTAATGGTGCATATTGATAACGAACTTTAAACTTCATATCTTCTACCTCACCATCTTGCTCACTTGTAGCATTAGGTCTTGCAGTACCTGTTGAAGCTAAACCAATCATTTTATCTAATGCTTCTTCTTGGTCGTAGTCAACTTCTCTTTCGTCTACTAATACCCAATTTTCTAAATCTTCTTCCTCACCAAACTCATCAAGTAAGTCAAACATTTTGTCATCATCAAACTGTGCAGACAATTTAACTCCTGTTTCTTCTTCACGAGCCTCGTCAGTAATAGCGTTGTTGGTGTCGATAAAAGCAAGAGGCTGAAGTGTTTTAAAATAAAGTTTAAGAGATATTCCATTAACAGCTAATATATCATCCATACAGTCCGTTAATAGGTCTTGGTATGGTTTTATAGTAATATTGTCAAAAAGTAGCGCAGCAGTCTTTATTTCGTCTGCATTAGACCCTAATCCATTGTTTTCTGTACGAATACCTAAAAGTAATGGACTTGTTACCCTGTGTGCAACTATTAGTTTATTAGAACACTCATTAGATAAGTATTCGTAGTGTTGAGGTGCATCATTTAACGGTATATCGTCTACTGTTGTTTTACTTTCAGCGTTGTTGTTAAATGCAATTACTACTTTTTCGCCTCTTGCTCCTGTAAGTTTACGCATAACGTCAGACTTAATCTGCATTTGCTTTTCTCTATCAGGAACACCGTTGTTAAAGTTGACTACTTTCGTGCCACTAAA